TTTTCCAAGATAACGGCTGTAACAGCACGCTTGTATGGATCAGTAATTGCTGGCATGTCAGTGTGTTCAAGCACTGGTGCCCATTTCTTTTGTAAATTTTCAGATAAAAACATAAAGTTCTCCTAGGTTTGTTTTAAATTATTTTTTGGAAAATGATTGTACAGCGGCTGCAACGAATGGGTCAACGTAAGCATTGCTAGATGCTTTTCTTTCACCAGCTTCATCAGCAGACACTTCTTCGTGTAGTTGTGTAACTTCAGCCTTCTTTACGCCAGATGGGAAGTAGTTTTCACGGATAGTCTCAAGTTTGTTTTGGTATTCTGCCTCTGTGGAGAATTCTACGCTCTCTGCAAGCGATTTGATTTTTTCAACTTGAGTATCTGTCAAACCTTCACAAACTGTGCGAGTGACTTCAACTTTGTGTGCTTCAACAAGAGCTTTCTTGTACTCAACACCACGCTCAACTTCTTCATTCAACTTGCTTTCCAATTCGTCAATCTTAGTTGCTAATTCGTCAACTAGGTCAACTTTATCGGAAGGTACGTCAATGTAGTGTTCCACGAATACGTTACGCAATGCAGAAATGAAATCTTCAGTCAATTCTGCACGAATACCTTTTTCGATAGCCAATTCATTGTCGGCCATCCATTGCTCAACAACGTAAGCAAGGTAATCATTAACTTTTTCTGTCAAATCTGTTTTAACAGATTCAACCGCTTCTTCCAACATGCCAGCATAATATGCTTCTGTTTCTTCAGCGATTTGATTTACACGGTCATTAACACGTGCTTCGAAAATTGTAGTAACTTTCGATTTGAATTCTTCAGAGATGGTAGAATCGTCAGCGAACAAAGCCTTGATATCTTCCGATAAGTCAAGTTTGTCTTCTGCAACTTCTTCATCTTCTTTCATTGTCTTTTTGCCACCACCAAGTTTAACTTGGTCGTCAGACGATGCATCAGAACCTTTAGTGGTAGGAGCAGTTGCGCTCTTAGCACCTTTAGTTGCATCAATCTTGTTTGAATTGTCATCAGGCTTGCTGTCTTGTGGTGTTGGTCCACCCAAGTCTTGAACTTCGCCGTCTAACTTTTGTGCTGGCATAGCGTTTTTACCCTTGCCTGATGCAAGAATTTCTGCCGCTGCCTCAAAAAGTTTATTTTTAGCCATTAGGAATCTCCTTTGTGTTTGTTTATTTATAATTATTAAAGTTTTCGAATAAAATTTTCAAAGAGGCTGTATGCCACTTTTTCAATATCTTTAGATGAGGCAGAACGAATTGCTTGCTTTGCTCTATCAATGTCAACTTCAACAAATCGGCCTTCAACGAAAAGCCATTCTTTGTTTTCCATAATACCATTCACGAATGCTCCTGGTGCAGAAGGGTCAGCAACAACGTCAGCGGCTGTAGCCAATCTGAAGTCACCACCAACGATATTAATGCCGTCTCGACCAGCAATTAAGGAACCCATACCTCTAGAAGAAACACCAAGACTAACACCGGATTCGATAAAATTACGAACGATGTTACCGTATGGTGTATCTAGTACTCTTGCTTTACCAATAAATCTATTGTTGCCATCTTCTTTCAAAGATTCGATCTTGATACATACACGCTCAAGGTTAATAGATGGTGTGTCTGGGTGACCTAGTTCACCCAAAGCACGATTGGTTTCAATATATTCTTGTGTGTAGCGACCAACCTCTTCACGTAATGTATCAATCTTGTACATTCTGCGGTTCTTATTAGCTTGTTCACCAACTAAGAAAACACCTTCAATGTAAAGGTTCTTCTTGCCTGTTTCTGTAGTCTCTGTTAAGTATTTAACGTCTTCGACTGTTTCTGTGATTAACTTCATTACATTGTATCCAAGTTAGTTGTGAATGTCGCTTGCTTAGACAATTCAATTACAACTGAACCACCCGTAACAACAGTAACAACAACGTTACCTGTGTTAGTATTGGCAATTGAATATCCTTGTTCATCAAAATACATTTTGCCCGCATTATGTAATGACAACATAGGAGTTGGTGTAGCACCACGTCCGATGTTGATGTAGCCGTTAGAAGACCACTGGATACGCTTAATACTGGCAGATGTTACAGTCTCTAATTGTGTATTAGTAGAAAGATTTGCCAGTGTTATCGTATATGTACCAGGATCAACGACACGGATCACACTTGATCCTTTTAGTGTATTATTTACTTCGTATGACATTTATTTGATTCCCATTGATTTACGGCGGCGCATTGACATTTTTCTTTTTAGTAATGTTCTATTCAACTTAGCTCTACCTTTTGTTTTCCAGTATCTCTTTAATTTTCTGGCTTTATTAATTCTCTGCATAGCAGGAATTCTCTTAACCGTGTTTCCAGAAATTCTAAATCCTTTAATTGCCGAACGTTTAACGTTTCTCTGAACAATAATTCTACCTTTGGCATTTCTTCTAATGCGTCTACGAATCTTTTGGACTCGGCCCATACGTTGAATATTTGCTTCAGAAATTTCTTCCACTTCTTCATATATATCTGCGGCAATAATGCACTTGGCTTCCTGGAGTCTTTTCTTTGCGATTTCTTCTAGTCGCAACTGTATAAACTCTTTTGCGTCAGCAAACTTGCCTTGACCAATTAAATCAACAAATCTCATTTAACTTTACTGAATGCGAATTCAGATGCTTTAGAGAAATGTTCTGGTGACTTGTGAACCATATCAGCAAACTTCTTTTTGTTTGCATCGTTCAGTGCTTTATGTACTTGTGTGATAGCGGAAGCGGTATACATGTCAACTTTACGAGTATGACCTGACGCAAACTTAACAGACTGTGCGGACTTACCCGATACAATCTTATGTAATGTGTCCATTACTGCTTCATCAATTTGTTCAACTTCATCAACACTTTCTTGTGCTTGAATCATATCGGCTTTATCGCCAACAAATGGAATACTGAAATACTTACCAAGTCTGTCATTATAGTACAATGCAATCTTAGTGTTATTTGGATAGATACGAATTGCTTGTCTCTTCAGTAACAATACAAATGGCGGTGTTTTATCTGGATTATCAGAGGATGCTTCTTCAATGGAAGTTTCTTCTTTAAACTCAGTGTCATCCTTATCGCCAATAGAAACTCTATGCGCTCTTACTTTTCTACCATCTTTACCAATTTTATAGTCGGCTGTATCATGTAAGCCTTCTTCCAACTCAACATCTTCACTTACTGCTTTACGTGCATTACGATAGATTTGTGGATTATTGGTAATCAAGTCTACCATTTTGGTAAACATGTTTTGAATAATTTGTCTGTCAGCATTATTGAAAGATGGATGTTCTTCACCCATCTTACCAAGAATTTGATGTAGTCTCTGAAGTTGTGCTTTATTAGCTAATCCTGCACGAACAAGTGCATCGAACTTTGTGAAGTCCTGTTTTTCTTCCTCAACAACTACATTTCTAAATTCTTGGAGTGATTTCATTCTGCGTTTTCTTCTGCTGATTGTTCTACTTTGCCATTAAACAATGTTGAACCGATTTCTTGTTTTTTTACGTCAAGTGCTTCAATTGCCTTATTAGACAACAATTCATTCAAACCATCTTTTGCTTCAGAACTTTGTCCTGCGCCTAGCATATCAATAACTGTTCTTGCATCCATAATTATCTCCTTATTTTGTATTTATCAATTTACCAAAACGACTTACTGCGTTATCTAATTCTGGTGTGTCACCCTCATTAGTACCTCTATCTGAAACATTATCTTCTGGTGGATAACTTGCTGGGTCTAACTGTGGCTGTTCTTGTTCTTCACCTTGTTCAGGCACCGGCTGACCATCTGGTCCTAACTGTTGTGGTGCTGGTTCAGAATCAATTTGTTTCTGCATCTCATTAATCTGGTCATCGGACAATTGTAAGACATTCTTTCTTACCCACTCTTGTGAATAGTATCGTCCCACATATGGATCAATCTGTCCTAGCATTTGAATTCGTTGCTGTAGCAACTCGGCATCACGCAATTCAGTAAAGTTATTATCTTTTCTGAAGTCGTAATAAATGTTTTCTCTGAAATCATCCCACTCTTCTTGGGAACAAATCCCTTTAAGTGCCAACTGTGTCTTCAAAGCATGGTCAAAGATTTGTGTGAACTTATTACGGAGTTTATTAATAAACTTCATAAACTTTAATTCATCACGTGTAACTTCGGTACTTCTACCAAGTCCAACCATACCACCACCTTGTGGCTCTAAACGTGAATATGGTACATTCAATGATTGGAGCAATTTCTTTTGGAAGTATGTAACGTCTTCAAGTTGCCCCAAGTTTTGTCCAGCAGCCAATGTAGTAATCTCTGTGCCTTTACCACCTTCGCGGCGAGGCAACCAGAAGTCTTCTAACATGGACATGTGTTTACGGTCATCACGGAGTTCACCAGTTGATGCATCGTAAACCATTTTGTTACGATACTTAACCATAACGTCACGTAGGTATTGTTCAGCTTTACCTTTTGGTAAGTTACCAACGTCAATATAGAACACACGGCGCTCAGGCGCTCTCGAAATTCGGTAAATAACAATCGCATCTTCAATCATACGCAATTGGTTCAGTGACTTAATTGCTTTGTGCAGGTATGAGATAACGAATGTATTTTTAGCATCCATCATGCCAGAGTTAACGTTGATGACGGAATCTGGTGCAA